AACCTATCCTAAAAACAACAGTTCTCTAAACTCGCAAAGCAAAAAGTAGTTCCCTATGAATATTCTGGTGCGGTGAAACCGCAGTTCCGGAAAATTGGAAACCGAGAGTCCGGAACTGGGAAACCGCATGCGAGTTTACTCGCTTAAGGACTTGTCCAGTCCATATACCTCACGCATGGATCTGTAGTTGTTCGGATCCGTGCTGGTTATGCTGATTTTATAGGCATCATATTTGATGCGGTCAAGGATTGCTTCTGCGAGAGGGCTGGACTCCCCGCCAAGTTGATCAAACCAACCATTATCATGGTACTGGGAGCAGAAGATGGTTGATGATCTTTTCCGCCTCCTGTGAAGCAACTCCAGGATGTCGTGCTGCTCTGTCTCAGTCGGTTTCAACAGCAGCCATTCATCAATGATGAGAAGAATGGGATTGGCATATTTGGCCTGAACCTTCTTGTAAGTGCCTTCATTCCTGGCCATCTCCAGTTCTATTAGAAGGTCGGGAAGTCTGACATACCTGGTCGTAAAATAGTGTTTACACGCCTCTATGCCAAAAGCACAAGCCATGTATGTCTTACCGCTGCCTGTTGCACCGGTAATAAAAAGATTTCGGTGTTCAATGATATATTCGCAAGTCGCCAGTCTGCTGATAAGAGACCGGTTCAGCTTGCGGCCGGATTTGTAATCGATATCTCCGATGTACGCTTCCGGTTGGTCGAATCCAGCATTCTTGATCAACCTTTTTAAGCGGTTGTTCTTTCGATTGCTGTATTCAATGTCTACCAGCATGGAGAAACGGTCTTCGAAAGGGATATCCTTCATCCTGGAGTCGTTTAGCTGGTTGATGAATGCATTTGACATGGATGTCAGACGCATTTCAATTAATTTATCAATCGTACTTTGATTGGTCATGGTCATTTACCTCCTGTAATAATCAGCGCCTCTGGTGATGGCGTATCTGTTCTGTGTGGTTTCGGACTCCGTCGTTTTGTCGACGGACGTATCAGCTGTTTTATCCCGCCCGGCAGAGAGTATGTTCTTTATGCTCTTATAGCTGGGCGAGGCCGTGTAACTAAGGGCCTTTTTGCAGGAGGCTTCAAGTCTGTCAGCTGAATATTTGTCTGCCAGCTTCAGTAGCCCCATACAGCTGCGATAAGATTGCTGTTCCACACATTTGGAGGTAAGGATGGCATCCACGACCTGGTACGTATTGGCACCAATCCGCTCAGCCCATCTGCGGAATCGATTGCCGTTCCATTCCAGGTATTTCTGATGGTCTTCCGGCATGTGCTCCACAATGGTGGCATACTGCCCCTTACGGCCATACAGACGGCGGTGGGAGGCAATGCGGTTATGGTTATAGAAAATCTCAATAGTCTTATCGGTTATCCGTACATCAACCTTGCGTTTTATGTATTCATACGGAACTGAATATAGCATTCCGTTGCAAGATATGTGATAATTGAACTGAACGGTGGCTTGTTTCCATTCCGCCAGTTCGTAAGGGGACGCAGGTAAGGGAGCCAGCAATGGCAGTTCTTCGTTGCGGAAGATTTCAAACCGGCTGCCCTCTTTCTTTTGAAAAGGGCGATGGCTGAATTCTTCCAGTTTTTCATGGATAGCACGATTTAATTCGACCACTGAGAAGAACTGTTCGTTGCGTAATGCGGCGGTAATCCAGGTGGAAATGACATTCACACTGCCTTCCGCATTCGGCTTGTCCTTGGGTGCCCTGACCCGGGCTGGGATGATGGCTGTGCCATAGTGCTCAGCCATTTCATGGTAAACTGTGTTGACCTGCTGGTTATACCAGTCCTTATTGTGTATAACGGCTGTTTTGCAGTTGTCCGGTACAAGAATCTTAGCGACACCGCCAAAGTATTCGTACATATGGACATGGGCAGAAATCCATGCGTTTTGCTTCTCGTTAATAAAAGCCTCCACATAAGGATACATGCTGTAGGTCATAACACCAACAAACAGCCATGCGTCGATGATTTCACCGGTATCCGGATCAATGATGTGCGCCGGATCTCCGGCCCAGTCTACTTCGATCTGTTCGCCGGGTTTACGGTCGATATGCATTGTTGCACGGCGTTTCTGCTCATCCTGCTGGATGTAATAGCAAAACTGGGAATACATAAGCGGGTTCTCGCCTGCTAAACGGCACTCTTCCATGTATTCCGTCCACAGGAGCTTTTTATTGACCCCATTGCGGAGCAACTCCTTGCGGATGTAGTTGAAATCCGGCATACGCTTTTGCGAAGATGCCGAATGCTTATTGGCAGACGGAAACAATATATCTGCCAATACCTGATCAGTCTGGTTCGCTTCAAGCGGCCAGGAAAGCTGAATATCCTTTGCCCGCTTAAGAACCCGATTGACCGTTTTCTTTGAGACACTGCAGCTGTCTGCAATGCTCTGCTGGCTGAGCCCCAGATGAGATAATCTAAGAATCTCTCGGTATTTGGTCATGGTGTGACTTCCTTTAAAATGTATTTACACCAACGGTGCATGGATACATTATAAAGGATATTTATAAACGGTTTCCACTACCGGAATCGTGGTTTCCGTTATTCCGGAATGACGGTTTCCTAATACCGGACAGGTGGTGTCACCGGAACCGGAATACTCACCCTAGTCTCAACACTACCTTTTTTTAGGTTCCGACCTAGCTAAACGAGCAAAAAATAAGGCTTCCAGCAATCGGCGATTGTTACCGAAAGTCTGAAAACCTTTGACTAAGCCATTTCTGGGCCTATTTATTTATCTCTGCGTGACATCAACACGACACACTCAACATGAAATACTTAGGCTATTTATGGAATAAGTCAATAAATCGTAAGATATCTTTATTTATCAATGTTTACTCGTCGTTTTTCTTTTCTATGTCATCTATGCTTACCTTTAAGAAAGTAGGCTATTTTGTTTTTATGCTTCAAAAGACCCTGTAAGCTAGGTTTTATCATTGAGAATATAATTGGACAATAACCACTTCTGGCCTGTTATTAATTCTTACAGGAATTATGCTGTTTCCAATACCACGACTGACAATCATCGTAGTATTGGCTTCATGATATTCTCCTGCATCATATTTTGGGAAAAACCCCTGATTTGGAGCAATAACGCCCCCTATAAAAGGAATTCTGAACTGCCCGCCATGTGCATGACCACTGAGAACTAAATCAATGTCATTTTTTACATATACTCCAAAGAATTCTGGTCTGTGCGACAATAAAATCTTGAACCCATCTTTTAAATTCATATTGTAAAGTTTAGCCTCTAGCATGCTCTCTTGAAGGTAAGGAGCCTGATCTGAAAAATCAGGATCGTCCAAACCAATCAGTTGAATGCTGTCTTTATCATTCGATATTGTAATCACCTCATCACGTAATACAGTGACACCTGCGTCGAGCAATTGTTCTTCCAGTTCATAGTAGATATCTCCAATCCATGCCTCATGGTTGCCTGTCACATAATAGCACGGAGAAATTTTTACCGCCTGTTGAATAAACTTTATTGCAATGTCTATGTCCATGTGATTTGAATCTACCAGATCACCAGTAATAACAATGATATCAGGATTCTCCTCTTTCAAGATTTTAATTGTTTTCGAATTATCCTCTCCAAATTCTGAATTATGCAAATCTGCAATCTGTGCAATCTTATATCCTTCAAATGCAACTGGCAAACGCTCCAAAGTTATCTTATAACGAGTGGTGCCTACTGTAAGATTACCCCAGACGGTTATACCTCCAAAAACAGCCAATAAGATTAGAATTGTAATTATGATGATTCTTTTTGATTTATTATTATTTTTCATTTTTTTCAATCCAAATAACCTCCATAAATCCAAATTTGCTATTTTCTCTTAGAACTGTACTTTTTATTTTTTCTCTGGTTGCCATCTTCACCCTTTATAACATTACTTCTATTTGCCTTCTCAATCTGTACTGCCTTAAACTGTTCATCACTTATAATAGAAGGATTATTATCTTCAGAAATATAATGAGCTTCGTACTTCCCTGAATTTAATAGTCGAACTATTCCTATATATTTTTCATTACTTAACATTACATCAATTGTCCTTTTACTCCACTTATCTTTTCCAGTTGGGGATTTAATACCAAGCTTTTCTAACTCTTCAATTATTCCTATAATACTTTTGCCTTGAAGGTAAAAATCAAATATTAGCTGTACATTTTTAGCCTCTTCATCATCTATAATAAGACTGCCATCAACATCATTTTTATAGCCATAACATTTACGGTTATACAGCTTTGAAGTGCCTTGTGCCGCTCTTTGTTTAATACCCCATTTTATATTATCACTTCTAGATTCATTTTCCGCCTGTGCAATAGCTTCGATGATAGATATCATAAGGTCACTATCTGTATTTGCAGTATCTAGATCTTCTTGCTCAAATATTACACGAACTCCTAACGTTTTTAGTTGATTTAATGCTTCAAGTGTATCCACTGTATCTCTACCAAATCGGCTAATACTCTTAGTGAGTATTATATCTAGATTATGGGAGTTGCAATCTTCAAGCATACGAGAGAACTCTTTGCGAGAAGAACCGGTTTTCCCAGAGGCAATATCCATATAAACATCAACAAGTAACCATTGAGGCGTGGCCGCAGTTACCCTTGTAAGGGCAGATACTTGAGCAGTAAGGCTTTTCAATTGTTCAAAACTATTACTACTGACCCGGCAGTAAATACCTACTCTTTTCTCTCGTTTTGGAGGTTTAGGTGGTATAAAATGAACTTTTGGGTTTTTAGACATGTTCTACCTCCAAATTAATATTTTTTATAAACAATCAACATAAAAAGTATTATTAATTTCTTTCATTTTCTTTTTTATTAATAACTTAAGAATAATAGCAATAAATATTATTACAGCAGTACCCCACCCATATACTTGAATACTCATGTGCCAAGGTGTCGATTGAATCTCATATAAACCTGGATTATTTCTAAAATCAAAATATGTATATATACTATGAGCAATAAACACACCGATAAATGAACCAATTAAACAATTCAAGAAATTATTTATTTTTTTAAACATGCTGATCCCCACTTCCAATTCATATAAAATAAAGCCTTAAAATTTTATAAACGTACACACTGACTATTCAACATATAGCAAAACATTATTTATGATATGTAGGCTATTTAAAATATCTTATCACATCTATCCTATCTCCACAACCCTACCAATCCATCTAATCTGTCAACTCAACCCTATGGCAATTTTAGTCTTTGATATGTTTCCTCAACCACTAAAAATAAGGGTTTCCCAGCATTATCAGCTCTAGAAAATAATCTAGAAAAACTAACTACACTTGGAAACCCTTGATTTATCAATGTTTTAAATACACCTTATTTTTATACCCTTGACATCAATACCACCGTCTCAACATGGAACGATAGCATCAGATTGATGTCGGGTATGTGTTTTTCGTTTTGTCCGTGCGTGGGAACAGGTCGATAGCGGTTTTTATGGGTACTCTCTGTTCAAGGGAACATTTCAACAGTTTTAATCCGTTCGTGGGAACAAGTCGATATATGGTTTATGCCATAGTCGTTATTGATCCATAGCAGTCTTGACAGACTCATAATCCCAATAATGCTTGCCGTCTACCATCTTTTGCATTGCAGCGTGCGTACCATATGCTTTGATGGCGTCAGGGCATTTGCTTTTGTCGACAGTTGCTGCGTTATACAAGACAACGAGTTTGATGCTTTCGCTATCCCGGACAGCCTTTTTGCATTCATATTCGATAAAGCTGTCATTACTGACGGTATGGCCCGTTTTGCACTTGCCGTTATCGTAGTTCGAACAATATGTACACTCGCCGGCTCTCCGGTTTTTTGTGCCGCTACCAACGATTAGAACGAATGTCTTTGAAGCATCCATCCTCGTTGCAAGAGATGCTTTGATGCTACAATTGAGACTATTTTCTCGTGCTTGAGTTAGGTCGTGTGCGTCTGTAAAAGACAGGCTCCATTTCTTGCCGTCATTCCATGCGTGCAATTGGTCAATAGCGTTTTTATCGCCGTCCCAGTCTGCTGCGATGTACGTTTTAGTTCTGTAAGCCATTATAATTCTCCCTCAATTCATAAAGATTTTTATTATAACATTTAAAGCCACGTCAAGTCATGAAAGGTGCCTTATGTTTCAAGATCCTTCAATTTTTGCAGGTTTATCTTTTCGCTCTTTTTCTCCCAGACAACAATCTTGACCTTAGACGGATATGTAAATTTGATTCTACTTAATTTGAATGTCCAGATTATAAGCTCCAACAGTTCTTGGTCAGATATGTTTTCGTAGTCCCTAAAACGGGTAATCCCAGAGCCTAATACTGGCAGCGCTAGAGTCCTTCCGGCATAGACTCCATCTACCTCGTTCCAAAATGCAAGCAGGCAACTAATGTAGTCGGATATCTCGAGGAAAGCCTTGTTGTTGGCGTCAAAGCGTGATAGCGCAATCAACAGATATTCTTCTGCCATGCAGACGGTTCCGAGCTTGTATTTCGTTTTCTTGCCCGCCGGCCGCGTGGGGTTTTCTCCTGCGATCATCTCCGGTAAATGTTCGTCTGCAGCAATGATGTCGTCAAGGACATCCACCTGTCCGGCGTAAAATTTTTCGATGAACTGCCCGTGCAGAGATCGCTTCGAAATTATTTTGTCATCTACCTGCGTATCAAAATACTCGTTAAAAGAAATGGCCTTGAGTTCTGCAGCATCCTCAAAGATGTCGCCAAAATACACCTCTACCTCAGAAGTATTTATCTTTAGCCGAATGCTGCGCCGTACGTTTGCGTGGATCAATATCCCGATGTAAACGAGGAGGATTGCGCCAAGTGCCACTGCGCCTGCGATCGGTTTATCCTTGTCCTCTATGCCGGCAAACAGAAATACAATAGAAGTGATTACGCTTATCGCGCCTAAGAAAGCATAGAATTTGTTCAACACTCTCTTGTCAAAAGGTGATACTTTCATTCAACAAGCCCCCAGTCAATGTAAGATTGGCGGTTGTAATAGTTCTTCCCGCTGGACAGATGTTCGCCATTTACATAAAAGCGAGAAATGGCGTCGAAAATAGGTTCTTTTTTGAAAGCAATATGTATTGCCTCTACACCAGCGTTACCGATTCGCTCGGCGAGCGTTTTTGGCCAGAGGTTGCTTAAGGCATCAACGTCACAGATTGCTGAATATCCAGGATACGCGATAATCAAAGGAATCTTATAATTATCGATTGCTTGCTCTATTTCATACGAAAGAACGCTACCCGTATATCGTGTATCTTTCGTAAGGATTACGAGCATATTCTTTGATGCTCGTAATCGTTCCTGAATCCGAGCATAAAGTGTTACTTTTGCACTTGAGTCTCGTACAGCATACGTCTTTTCGTGGCTGTTGGTAATGTTGAACTCTATATTTTTATTTGCGCTCCAAGCTTGTATGGTTGCGTAATATTTAAAATCAGACTTGGCAGGGTCAGTTTCACCTAAACCATCAAAGGCGACATAAGTTCCTGTTCTATTTGCCATAATCAAATCCTCCTTACTCCACACCCAAAGCCTTAAACACTGCTTCCTGCGGTGTTGAGTAAAATATTAAACTGAATGCGCCGATAAGGTCTGACGGAACCGTTCCAAGTTCGGCGGCTGATGTTATTGGTATTAATACTTTCTTCGCTCCGGCATCGAGGCAGACTTGCAGGACGCTCGCCAGTTCTTCTACCTTGAGGATTGTGCCACTGATGCTGATTTCACCGAGGACTGCAAGGCTTGATAGAGTAGGTTTGCCAAGGGCGCAGGATGCAAGTGCTATCACTGTCGGCAGGGTCAGAAACTTCGTCATCCCGATGCCGTTAAGGTCTTGGTAGTTGATAATGTAATCCTTCGTGGTCGTGCTGAGTTGACCGCTTATCTGGTTGCCGCTTGCTTTCAGGTAGTTGAACGCGGTGTTTGTGGCTTCCTTTGCGTCACGGTCGGAGCCAAGCCCAGTGCGTTCGAACTTGCCGTTGCCGGGAAGCATCTGCGTTTCAAGGCGGTATACACCTATCATACCGCTCTTGCCCTGCGAGATTGTGTAGACATTGCCTGGATTAGTCATTCCTTCGGGGATTATCTTGCCGCCACCTTGCTCCGGAACGGAAACATAACGCTCCTCAAAAGTCTCGTTGTCGATGTAGGAGAAGTTCACATCGTAAAACTCCATGCCGCCAATTTTCTTAAGCTGCTCTTTAACACGGCGGCGCATTTCGAGGGCGAAAGTTAGGATTTCTTCAATTTCATCTTTGGTGAACTCGCCGTTTGGATAGAGCAATTTGGCAAAGCCGGACACTATTTTGCGGACGGCAATAACGTCACGTTGATTCAGGTTGCTGCCAAACCGGAAGTATTTGTCGCACACGTCGCCGAACGGCTCTTTCCGCATCTGTCGCATAAATTCAGCGAGGTAGTCGGTGATAAAACCGTAACCGTCGGTGAACGATTCTGGGCGGTACTTTGGAATTTCCCAACCAGGGATATAACAGTGCATACGGTCGAGAAATGCCGTATCATACGCCATCGCTTCAGGAAACGGATCAAAAAGGTGCGAGGTTTTCAGCAGCACGTCCACGCTCTGGTTGATGTTACCGACGAAAGCCATTGAAGCCGACGCCGCCTTTTCTTCCTTGCCTCTGGCAAACGAGCCGGAAGCCATATAGTCTTTCATTATTTGAACGCCGTCTTTGTCCTTGAAGGTGATGCCTGCTACCTCGTCGAAAGCCACACAATCCCAAAGCCCGACAAGCCCAACTTGCTTGCTCGACATATTGTAGAAGAGGTTGGCGACCGTGGTCTGCCCGCCCGACACGAGGATGCTATTCGGCGAGATTTCCTTGTATAGATGCGACTTGCCTGTACTGCGTGGTCCCAGTTCGCAGAGATTGAAGTTGTTTTCAATGAGCGGGAGCATCCTGGCGAGTTGTAGCCACTTCTCGCGATCTGTGAAGCGGTCGGCCTCCATGCCTGTGGAACGGAGCAGAACGGTTGTCCACTCGTCCTTGGTAAAGGCGCGACGGCCTTGCTTTATTTCGTCCATATCGATGTGCGGCATCTGAATCGGGGTCAGCTTCATGATGCGGATTGGCGTGGACTTCTTGTCTTCCTCGATGTACTCATATTCAAGCCCGACAATGCACCAGATACCACCGCATAGCAGGCGATCGTACTTAGATACATAGTCCGAAGATATGGGAATGTTGCGGATACCGAGGTTTGAAAAGTCGGCTTCATAGCGGTCAAGTTTAATGTTTAGACTCACAGTTAGACGATCGATGACCGTGTAGCTGCCGCGCTCACGTAAGCCGGACAGCACCTTCTGCGCTTCATCGGGTCGCACGAAGTTCTCGGAGAGGATTCGCTTGACGTTCTGAACACCGCTCTCAATGATGTTCGGGTCGTCGGAGGAGCAATACTGCCCAAGCAAAAACTCCAAGACGTAGACAGGCACATTCGCGCCTTCTTTGATAGCCTTGGTCAGGTCTTTGCGAACAATCTTTCCGTCGAAATGCTCACGCAGTTTTCGATAAATGACTTCATTTGCGTCATCTGTTTCCGGTGTGTATTGGGTTGAATCTATATCCATCACGGAACCCTCCTTGTGTTACAGGTCAAAGCCGAAATCATCGGCAAACGCTATGTCAATGCGGAACTCGACCTCTTCTGGAGCGTCGGTATCGTTGGCAATGACAAGGCGATATAATTTAGTTTTGTTGTACTGCATCTGCTTCAGCGTAAACCTCACGCGGAACACACGGTCGGAGGCATTTGCGCTCGTCCTGTCGGCGATAACCGTCTGGAAATCGCTGACGGGAACTCCCTCGTCGTTGGTAAAGTGCAGGATGTAATTGCATGGCTGAACCTTGTCACCCACAGGCTGCTTTTGCAGGAAGTCGAGTGAAAACATCAGGTTAGAAACCTTGTGGCTTTCGGAAATGAGCGACAGCCCCGGATTCTGCACCTCGACATATTTCTTATAGTCTGTCCGCATACCTTTATAGACGATGACAGGCACAACCATTTCCTGCAGACTGATGCCGCCGTGGACATAGTTCTCACCACCACCCTGAACCTTGATACGGACGGTATCCTGCGGTGCATAGCCTTTCATGGAAGTTCCGCCAATCGTCCTCTCCGTCTTGACGGGCAGTAGGTAGTCGGCGACCGTATCTGTAGCAGTAAGTGCGTAACGTCTGCCCAGTTCGTACACTCCGCCATCAAAGGTCTGACGGCTGATTTTTTGGCTCTCATCGAGTGGCTTATAGGTGTACAGGAAGCCATGGTCGGCGGTTATAAAAATATTAGTGCCTAAGCGATTGAGTATTAACTTTACAATACCGCTTAATTCATTAATGGCCGTCTGACATGCTTCAAACACCTTCATTTCAGTGGCGGGCTTGTCGCCGAGCGCATCTATCGTATTGTGATAGATGTACACGACTTGCTTCCCGACTACAAGCGCACTTTGCTCTGATGGCTTCATTTGAAGCAAGTCGTGGTAGGTTACGGCTACGCTGTCGGGGTTGGCGACGTTTAGTATAGCACCACGCTGGGCGGTGCTGGTGGTCGGATTGCCGTCCACGAATACTTCTATTTTATCGTTTGCCGATACCTCTTTGCCTGGCAGGAGCGCTGCCATTCCAAATTTCGTGATGCTTGGAAACACGGCTTGCATGGATTCAAGAGTCGCCTTACCCTTGGTATTGTGGTTGAGGACTTCGGAAAGCTCGGCGGCGACCTCATAGCGCAAGGCATCAGAAATTACCACAAACACACGGTTACTTTTGCTCATGTTCGGCGAAACATAACGGTTGTAGAATCTGCGCTGTTCATTTATCTCTGAAACATATCCGAGCGAATCCAAATCGCCCGCTATGGCTTTAGTCCAAGTCAAGGTGAGTTGCTTCAAGAACCACTCACGGTACAAGCCCTCCACCACATCGGAACACTTCTTTAAAGCGTCCTCCAAGAGGGCGTTCGGGGATTTTAGTGTATTACCAAAACTAAAATGGAAGTGCCGGTAATAGCCGTCCATCTCGTAAGCATCGGTCGTGTATAGCTTCCAGACCTTTGCTGGTTCCACGATATGGAATCCGTCAATATGTTCCAGATAAAACTCTTGCATCTTGGCGATATAATAAAGGCTTTCGAGGTAGTCTTCGGTCAGAGCATACCAAGCGGCGGTACGGCGGTTCTCAACCGCACCGATGATATCATCCACCTTTATGACGTTCTCACTAATCTCGTTAAAGAAGAGTTTCAGTATACTTTCATTGATGGCGGGGAAAACATCACTCTTTAAGAGGATGTTTATTTCCGTCTTGTAAAACCGGTCAGAAAGGCGTAAATCATGTTCAACATAGCGGCAAATCTCGATTAAGCCGTCGCTGCCGTCTCCCCGCTGCCACTCGTGAACAAGTTGATAGCAGTACGTTTTGCATGGGTCGGAAATGAATCGTTCCAAGCCACGCAGAGCGGAGGCAGGCACTGTCTGCGACAGAGCGGTGATTAGTATGTGTGCGGCCAGCTCACCGAGCGGTCTATCCTCCGCATTCACATAGCCTGTGTACTTTTGTACAAGCTGCCAGAACGCTTCGATGTTGCCAAACTTGTCTATGTTAATCAGCGCATCGTTGCTTTCTTTCTCCAAGCCTGCCAATAGCACGGCGACGATAACGTCCTGTGCTGAGCCACCGTTTATGCCACACAGAACCGCCATAATGTCGATGTGAAGTTGCAGCGGGGTCTGGTATGTACGCCCGATACGGCGCAACTTCTCCTTGCGATCTATTTTATTGAAGAATTTGGCGTACAGTTTCATTGTCTTTCGCATAGCGGATGACGGCTCGACGAGCAGTTCCTCCATTTGCATCGACACAAGGTCGGCTCGGAACTCCTCGCTATAAAGCCTGATGTCCAACAGCCAGTCGTCATGCTGATCTTTCTCATAAGACAGCGGGTCGTAGATAAGATAATCGCCTATAAGATCGTCCGACGAGAGCAATTTCTTGACGGCGAAGTTGTTTGTGCCAGTAAGTTTGACAACGCTCACTCCGGGCAAGTCGAGGTCGTCAATCGCATCCGAAAATTCGCCGTCTTCGTCATGCCAGAAGACGATGCGGCGTTTATAAAATTCCGGCAGCGGTGCGTCAAACCGCTCCGTGAGCCTAAGTTTTATCGTTTCTGACAGCATAGTGTCCTCCTATATCTTCGCCAGAACGTCGGTGAAAATTTCGTAATTCTTCTTCACACCGTCGTCAAGATCAATCTCAATGTTTTGGTCGGCGAGGTGGTGTACCTTCTCTTCAAAAGCGGTGATTTCTTTTAGTTGCTCTGTCAGCTTGTCCTGTTGCTTTAAGAGTCGCGCCCGTTCTGCGCCTGTTGCGGTGTTCAGAGCTGTGGCGATATGCGCCAGCTGTGTACGGTACCGCTCCTGCTGTTCGTGGACGTAATCCGTCCGCAGTTTGGCGAGCAGGTCACGCGAGTAGCGATGCAGGTAGACAAGAGCCTTGAAGCCGTTTTTCTTGCCGCTGTCAAACAGCCAGTAAATCGGGCGCTTCTGGTAGATCTTGCAGTGGTCGGCATAGAAGTCGTTCAGGAAGTAGTTCCGAATAACCTCACGCGGCGTGCCCTTGCCGCCGAGCGCGTCGGCGATGAACTTCAAATTTTCCTCCAATGTTTCCGCACCGTAGACCACGCGCACGAAGTCCACAAACCGGCCCACAATGTCGTCGTCAAAATACTCGTCGTCGCAGATAGGGAGGATATTGTCCTTGTCGGGAATGAACGTCTTATATTTACCCGCGTCCCAGTCGCCGCCCGCGTAGGCAAGACCTTCAATATCAAGTGAGTACCGTCCGAACATACAGCCAACAGCATAGCTGATGAGACTGCGAATATCGCGTTTCAAATCGGCAGGGCGTACGGTCACATTCTTGTCTTCAACTTCCGGCGTGAGTTCGTCCTGCAAGCCGTAGATGTCAATGAAAATGCGGTTGAGTTCTTCTTCATTGGCTTTGAGTGCGTCGAATCGCTCCGCCGCCTCGCGCTCCCACTTGGCAAACGCTGCCGCAACCGTATGCTCGCCGCAGAGCAACGGATGGCGCTTGAAGTCCCATGATGTTTCAAAGCTATCCCAGTCGGCTCTTGATGTAGATATATTATCCAGTGATATGCTATTAACAGTAGATATTGTTTCGGTCGCAAAACTGGGCACAGGTATACCGTTAAAATCATCGGCTGTTGTATTTAGTGTGGGGTTCTGTAATCCCATGCAAAATGCAGAAACACAAGAATTTAGCAAAGCCATCGCAAACGAATATGTTAAGCTCCCTTTACTAATGAAGTAGTTTCCTGCTTGGTCGTTGATAAACCCTTTATAGCTACGGAATGATAAATCGCCAGATGCCAATGAAGAATAACTTATATTCTCCGAGAAGTTGAATGCCGTATTCTGGGGTCTGCTTCCTTGTTTGCCAGCACTATTTGTGTATGTTCTTATTGCGTGACCGTCGTTTTCCCAGTTGACAAGGTATTCTCTATTTCCATACCATTTTCGGGCTTCTCCACCCTTATTATACGGATACCATTTACGGTTCTTGATACTGTAGTCGGATGAAGTCAAACTTGTTTTTATTTCAGCGACTTCCCACCAAAAACGCAGAAACAAGTCATTGTTGCCTGTTGCAATTCCACGCTTAAAGTCATAGAAGTCAGTGAAGAGCGAATTGTTAAATAATGCAACAAAACTATCGCTCACCCAATATGCCACAGGGCAACCGGGCATTCTCTCAAAGTTCTCTTTCTTTGCAGTGTAGCGGTCTTTTCCAGATAAAAACGCTTCCTCTTTCGATTGCTGGCTATTGTAGCTCAGCAACCTTACATAAACCGCATCAAAATCGACCACGTTGGTCTTCGATAAAACAAAAGCAGTTGTTTGTACCACTTCACCCCCAATTTCCTCAAACGCCCTGGCACCGAGGTGTGCCATATTTGCAACATTCCTATGTAGCAATTTGCTACGGAGTTTCCCATAACTCGACAAAAACATCCAAGAGTGCTGAGTAATCATCGCTTGATAACCCATAGGTTTAAGCAGTTCGCCGCACTTCTCAATGAACACAGCGAACAGGTCGGTTTTGCTATCAGGATAGTTGTTCTTTACATAATCAGACAGTTTCACGCCCATACCCGAGCTACCCATATACGGCGGGTTGGTGACAACCACATCGTATTTCTGCGCCAATAGACGCTTGAAGTTCCACACACGATAGTCTCGCTCATAATCATCAAAAATTGTAAGTTGGTCTTTCGGCAGTTCTGGTTTCGGCGGGAGCGTGTCGACTTTTACAAGTGAGCCATATTCCTCACCGTCGCTCCAACCTGCCGGATAATAGACCTGCGGCTTCACATCCTCCGTGAAAATACGGCGGTTGTATTGCCGTGCTTTCATCATCAGCGAGAAATATGCAAGCTGATATGCCCTGCGGTCGATGTCCAGACCGTAGATATTTTTCTCAAGTATTAATTTTGCGGCATCACGGGGATTATAGCCTTCGCTCTCATATATCTGCATCAGCACGTCAAAGGCATACACCAGTATGTGGCCGCTGCCCATGCAGGGGTCGATCAGGCGGATGTCCTCCGGTGACTTCACAGGCGACTGCGAGCGCAGAACGCGCAGCTTTTCTGCAACTTCCGGTGTTTGTTCCGCTTCGTCGAGGTAATATTTCCAGTTCGCTTTCAATGTGTCGTTCGGGTGGTTTTCAAGCCACTGCCGTCCGAGGCTGTTCTCGACCATATACCGTACAATCCAGTCCGGCGTGAAAAGCTGTGTCGCAGCGGGGATTTTATCCTTTGTAATTTTCACATTTTTCTTCAGGCCGTCAAACACAGACTGCTTCGGCTCGGTGTTGTAATACTGGTACATCCAACCGATAATCTGTACTGCGTCTCTGAAATCTTCTTCGGGTATATCCGTCACAAGCCGCCCAAGAACACTGTCCGGTTTCAGAATGTTATTTGGCAATAGCATTTCGGTGTAGCTGCCGAGTTTCTCGAACATCTCCGGCAATGCCTCGTTTAATGCGTTGCACTGCGTCAGAAGGAGATAGCGGTAGAGTTCTTCCGTCTGATTAGCGTTTAGTAGTTCAGACACTTTCACCCTGTCCAAGTCTTTTAATTCGAGATGCAGAACATCTTTGAGAATTTCGGGGTTGAAACTGCCGCTCGCGTCTGAGAACACACGGACATGGGTTGGCAGATAGTCGTTGACTTCCATATAGCGCAGGGCGACAAAGCGGTTGAACCAAGTGTACGCCACTTCCTCAATTGCTTGTTGATAGCCTTGTTTCTGTATCTCGTGGACAAAGGCTGTGCGCTGCCGCTTCTCATCTGTGGAAAGCACACGTCCAGATATAACTGTAGCATTTTCCTCACCATAGCCTTTTTGACTGATGCCATATTGATAGGCACGTTGCTGGATCTGCTCGATCAACTCATTCCGCGCCCAGACTGCATATTTTTGAATGGCGTTCTTGTTCATATTCACACCCTCGCTTAATTTATTTGAATTCCATCGTTTGCTTCCAATGTGTCGTACAGCTTCTTGCGTATACCTTCAAGATAGGCATCCACGTCGTCTTTTGAGGTCAGCCGTTTGACGGGGAACACGTCGTAGCGGCGAACTTGTACGATTTTTTGCGGCTTCGGCTTTTCGGCCCCCGCTTCGTGGGGCGCTGGGTCTTCATGAAGCATGGACTCCACCCGTTTGCAAACTTGGTCTTTATAGTTCTGTAACTGCGTTATCATTGCGTCAAGCACGGTAAGGCTTGTGGCATCGGTGACTTTCTGTTTGTACTCGGTGAAGCGGTCGTCCGACTTCTTTACTTCGTCGTTTGCTTTGCTTCCAACACCTGCGAGTGTGTGGACATCACCCATACATAAGGTGATAATACCGCGAACTTCCTCTTTCTTTTGCTCTAAAAGAACGCCATAGGCAGTCTTTATCCCCTGCATAAGATCAGAGAGATCTTTGATTCTTCCATAAGGCTTCGGCATACCGAGGATAGCAGAAATCTCATTAATTTTACCGTTGGTGTCAGAGTCGGTGACGAAGTAGTCCCTCTCGTTTTGCAGATCGCTTTGAAGTTTTCGTGCTGCGTCAAAGATAGTCCGTTGGGACTTAAAGAAGGCTTCGATTTCTTCCATATCTTCCGTGCTATCAAGCAGATCATCCTGCTTGGCAAGCAGACGTTTTAAGAGAGCTACGTTGTCGTTCTTCTGCGAGAGAATGTCACGCATCAAATCGCGGGCGCTCATCACCACTTCCTTTTGCGGGTAGCGGTCACGGCTGTATTCTGCTGTGAGCAGGTTTTCATAACTTTGTAGCCTTGCAGTCAACGTGTCTTTGACGAAGGTCAGCAAACCGTCCTCGTCCTCAGCGATGCTCATCTGTCCGAGCCAGTCGCGTAGAAATTTGACCGTTTTCCGCATATCGTCCTCGGACGGAGCAATTCGACGGCTTACGCTTGCTTTGTCAATCTCGGACTTCACGCGCAAATAGCGGACGAGATTCTTGTCGTCCTTGCCCACGACCGCTCCACCATAGCGGATTTCAATCTTTTGTGACACGATAAGCCGTGCCACAAGAGCGGCAATGTCAATCTCTCGCCAACCATAAGGTATTGCCTGGTAGCGCCTCTGCACATCGCCCATAGACACGGGGACGTGGCTCATGTGGCGTTCCTCAAGCCACTGGCTGACTTCGTTCAGAGCAAACTCATTGTTGCTGCCCATCCCAGCAAAACCGCTCTGCTGCGGTTCGCCGTTGAGAATGGTAAGAATGTCAGCATCACTCTCATAGAACGTGTTCACAAGGTTTAGTTTGGAGTAGACACTCTCGATGAGTTGCTTCAAGGCTTCGTCCAGCTTGCCCTTGGCTTCGCCGTATTTGATTTCTATCTTTTCGCCGCAGATGAAGAATGCACCGCCCACGATAGCCTTGTCAATCTGAGCCTTCGCGCTCTCTTCCAGAGTGCGGGCTTGTGCCTGACGCTTGCGGATAATGTCCTGAATGCTCTCCGGCAACTGGGACACGTTTTTCTGCTTGATGTATTTGCGAATCTTAGCGGCGGTTTCGAGTTCCTCAAAATACTGAACTTCGCTCGACAGCAGCACAATAGCTTCGTTGTTGACCTGCGAATCCATAATCAGCCGTGCTTCGGGTACGTTGTAATAGTCGCTCGCCACAGTGACGAAACGCAAGCGAACCCCGCCCGTAGCTGCACCGACGATGGTTTCGTCGATGTACTGGTCGTAGGAGAAGTCGTATTTGTTGTATTTGTATTTCTTTGACGGGTAAATCTCGCTGAAAATCGTCTGCCCGATGCTCTGGACGATAGTCCCGCTGTCCACGGAAGTATTGCGGATATCAATGGCAATATCCTGCTCCTCATCGGTCAGGAACGAGTAGTTGTCGCCGTTTCGTGCGACGTAGTTCTGGCGTTCCAAACGCTCAAGACTCTCAGCGATTTCACGGCGCAGGGTTATCTTGTCCGTGCGGATGTCGTCCACCATCAGGATAGCGATGTTGTCGATGTTCGCCTTAATATCGTCGATGTAGCGAACAAGATAGAGTAATTTCAGAACGCTCACATCACGCTGTTCCAAGCCGTCGTGCTTGTCGGCAGCGGTCTGGCAGCGGTCGATTACGCGGCGTATCGGGCTTTCAAGGAAGGTATGCACCGTGTCGTAAAACTGCGAGAAAGGCACAAGGGCATTCTCATCTTTGCTCTGTACCTTCTGTGCCGCCTCTTGGAAGCCGGAGAGCATCGAACGCTCACCGCCCGATAGGTGTTTACCAGAATTGCCGTGCTTGCGGATTTCGGCTAGTACCTTCTGAATTATGATGAACTGGTATGGTACGAACGGATAGGTCGCGGAGAATTCCGCCCCGTTGGCGTAGCCTTTTATGTCCAGCACCGCATCGTTGAACGTGAATAGGTTCTTCAATACGGCGTGCTCCTTGTCATAAACCATACGCAGGAGCGCGTCCGCATCCTCAGTTTTTTCAAGGATACGCTTCTTGATAACCTCATCCACCGAAGCGGAAGACAGGGACAGACGCGTGTTGAAACGTCCTTGAATCTTGGAAAAATCGTCGCCACTGATTTTGACCACCGAATCAATGGCTTCTTGGCTCGTAACCATTACCCAGACTTTGCCACGGCACTTGCTGCCGACTTCTTCTACAATCGACTGGAGGTTAATCATTAGGTCACCGTCATCACCGATATATTGGCCGACCTCATCCACGCAGAACAGGAGCCGGAAATCTTTACCCTTGGAATCGACATACTCCTTGATTTCCTCAACAAGCTGCTTGATGCTCATATCCACGTTTTCTTCACCGTTGAACCAGTTACGCGCAGCGGTTTCGCTCATACCAAGAACGCTTTGCAGAACGGATACAATGTCGTCCTCAAAAAATGCGTAGGAGGCACGGTTTTCTACCCATGGTGCCCCGTTGACTTCCTCAAACGCTGCGCGGAAAGCTTCTGTCTTGCCTTGCTTGTCTACGAAACGTTCCAGTTTCGCTATTTTCAAGTCCTCGCCGTAAAAGCCGAGGTGGTTGTAGAACACCTTGGCGAACACGCGCAGAACCGCAGTTTTGTCTTTGTTAATGGGTCCCTCAATATCGATGTTAAAGAGAATCGACTCGGTAGGGATATTCGTGCAACGTACTACTGTGGCATACATCATCGGGTCGTCGAACTTATCCTTGAAGAAGTCCACGGCATGTTGCCCTGCGACCTCTTGATTGGACAGCAGATAGGATAGCATTTTAAGGAAGTGAGATTTACCACTTCCAAAAAAGCCCGATATCCAGACCCCAATTTTATCTGTCGGGTGATCGATGGCCTTCGAGTAGTTATCGAAGAAGGTATTGAAATGGCGGCGGAGTTCCTTGGTGATGATATATTCGCCAAGTTCCTGTACGAGACTTTGCTCGTCGTCCTGTGCCACCTTGATAACGCCGTTGATATCACGGTTGATGTCCTTTTGGAACATACTCTGAATCTTCATAGTGGTTTCCTCCGGTTAAAGTAGATTGAACGCTCTGTAATAGTTTCCGTCGTGGAACTTATCAAACAGGATTAGGCTTTGCCCGTTAAATTCCCCTGGATAGAACATTACAATTGGTACATCTGAGAATGCTTGTTGCATACTGTCGAGCATTTTGTGCGATCGCATAAAGGGGTACACTTTGCCGACGCCCGTAAGGAACAGCACATCGCCGTGTTGATGCGGCTCATACTTCATCTTGGCGAGGAATGCCTCCTGCGTAGCTATCTTCTGAAGCTGGGCGAGGAGGTAGTCCTTGCCTTTCTTTTCCTCCAAAGACGGCACGGTGCCAAGCACTCGCTTCTCCTCCAGTATTTCGAGCAGTATCTTGTACATATCCCGTTCAATCACCCTGTAGTCATCAGACGGCGTATTTATAAGCCGCTCAATGTAGTCGCGGACTATTAGTTCGTATTGAGGCTCGTATTTGAAGACGTGAATCCCCACCTCGTTAGAAAGCCCCTTGTTAGCGAGGAAGTTCACATCAGAGATACGCCCCTTAATTCTATCAAGTTCTTGTTTGATATCTGCCATAGTCACGCTCCTATCTAAAACAGTTGAACGCGGCGAGCGCGGTCAAGTCGTTGTTTTCACGGATACCTGTTTCTAATTCAGCACTTATGAAGATGGGGTTCAGTGTGGTATCCTTCACGCTGTCGAGCATCTCCGTTTCAATCAGGCACTTGGTCAGCACCTGCTTTAATTTCATAATCGTTTGGTCGCTCCAAGCCGCCACGTCGTCGTTCTGCTCCTGCAAGCGGGAAAAGAACATGTTGATGTCCTTCTTGGTGTAAGAGAAGTCCTGCTGGCGATACTTCTCGCCGACAATCCCTTCCATAAACTCGCGGATAAGGCGGTTGTATCGCATCATGGCATAGAGGTTAATCTGCTTCGCCACCTCGACGGGAGCGTTTGCCACCTCGTAGACCAATTTATTGTTGCCAAGCGCAGCAAGCCGCTTATAGCAGGCTCGGGTAAGTCGGTTAATCATACGCTCCGTTGGGTACTGGAACAGGTTGTCTCGTTTGACATATTCAATTATATCTTCAACGGACTTGTTTTCCAGATACTGCTTCGACACAATCCTCATCTCGTAGAAGAGGAACTGCTCGGCAGTCAGGCAGCCGTTGTACGGCATAGAAATATCCATATATTATTATCACCTTTTCACGCCTCTCTGACCTTAAATTGCTATTGGCAGCTCATTCAATCTCGGCGCTTTTGCCGCTGTCAACCCAAGCATCTACTTCTGAAATTTTGAATTTATATTGTTTACCAATCCGGCGGTGCGGAATAACGCCTTTCTTAATCCAATTACGGATTGTATCTTTGCTCACGCCGAGATGCTCGGCGATCTCTTCAAGGCTTGACCATTTCTCGGGTTCGTTAGACATTTAAATTTCCTCCAATTGTTATGCTGCAACTAAGACTATCAATAAGTATAACACATTTATCGTCGAATATCAATGACTGCATTAGTTTTTATATGAATTAGTATGAATGTGTAGGAGATATTTTATACATTGCTTATAGCAGATCGAGAAGGTTATCATCTTCATGCTTCTGCCTTGCTGAAAGCTCTCCGAAGAATTTCCGGATGGCAATATACTGTTTTTTGCAGATAAACTGGTCATCATTTAGTGCATCCAGCAATTCTTCGAAATCTTCCTGATGTTTTCGAATATCGGCGACAGAAAATTGACAGATGTATCCCGCTTCCTCATCTTCAACTTCTTCAACATCAATCACCTCTCCTTGCCGATTACGAATTGTATCTTGCCGCAAGTGCGGAATTCGCTCTATTACGAGTTCTTCATAATAAGGCAGTTCAGCGAGGGTAGTACTCGTCACGATGCCGCCTTTATTGAATCCACTTATCGCAAGAATGGCACTAAAGATAAAAGAACTCGGCTCAAGAACCCTACGTGTAAAACGGTATTCGTCGTCTGACGAATACGTAATTTGTGGATACATTCCTTCAAGAAAAGTCCAGTACCCATTTGTCGTATCGCATTTTTCGAACAGCGAAGTCAAAAACGGTAACAAGATGTACTCCTCTACTTTTTCGGTCACCATATCGTAGAGCATAAAGAACGTATTATCGCCGTACATCCTGCGCTGATGTTTTTCAAAGAAGTCCCCGAGCTTAACGATAAATTTATCTTTCTGTTTTGAGAAAAATAGCGCACAAAAATATTCTTGAAAAGACCGATGCGTGAAGTGATAGCTGTTGCCTTCAAAATACATCAGGCACAAGTTAGCGCATAGGTCTTCACGAAAGTCGCTCGCCGTTGTCTTCTTGTCGTTTGCCACTGCCCGCGCGTTGAGCTGATTAAAGTATCCGTCAAACTCCTCGGCAGTCATTTCAAATTTCTCATCGTTATAGGAGCGGAAACACAACTCGGCAAAGTAGTCAGCAAAGGCGTCTACAGACAGGCCCGTCCTCAAGGCGCGTTTGTAAGCACCCTTGCTCGCGTCATGTCTCTTTGCCAACACCTCAAAAGCCTCACGATAAAAGATGTGCATCTTAGAAGGCACTTCGGCGTACTGCTCAAATGTCAGAAGCATGATTGTAAGCAACAAAGGATTTTCGGTAAATGACCGATGTGTTCGGAACAGGGTCTTTTCCAATGCCTCCAGAAACTTCCCTTTTATAGCAGGTTCATCAGGCCTAAACTCCAACTTGATTACTAACTGCATGGCTTGACGTGGGCGAAAGGGCATCAGTCTCAACAAGCTAAAACGCCCATAAGAAACGAAAGATTGGAATGGACGCGATGATAGGATAAACATGTTTCCTGAATACTTATCCGTTAATGCTTCCAATTCGCGTTCAAACCACTTCGTGTAGCCGACACCGATTTCATCCAGCCCGTCAAACAGAAGTAGGCACGACCCACGAACAAGTAGCTGCTCAAATTGTTCCAAAGTTAAGCTGCTGTCAATTACGCAAATTTTGAAGTAGACATACTCAAACAGCGAATCCACCGTCTTATCAAAATCTTTCAATGGAATAAAAACAGGGAATAGCTTCAAATCGTCAAAATTCGCTATGGCATTCAGCATAAGATGGCGCATCATCATGGATTTTCCGAGTCCACCTGTGCCACTAATGATAACAAATCTGGAAATTTTTCGAATCTTATCAACTGTGGCTTCTTCCAGAATTGACATATTTAGCGGATGCTTTGACGTGCGACTATCTTCATCCCTATATCTAATGGCGTTACACACATAGAAGCTATAAAAGGGCTTCGGCTGGTCGTTGTACAAAAGTGTCTTGATAGTGCTGTACTTCTCATCAGCATTTCGAAGGTATGTATAAACGTCTGGCATTATAAATTTATTGGTGACTTCTGGAGCCAGTTCTTCCGAAAATTCAGTATCTGGTATGGTGATGGCCGGGGCTATATACTCACCGCAATCTACAGTGAAGCCTTCAGGCACAGGCGAACTCTCAGGGACACTATAACGCCCCTGAACATTTGGAGTTGACCAAGCGACTACTGTTGCCCCGCCTACGCTATTATTTTTTCGTTCCGTCACAATGAACTTCCATACGCTCAAAAGAAGTGCAGGAAGATAAACAGACGATACCGTCGAAAGTTCACTCTTCTTAACCGAGGCACCGTCTTTGCTCACTACAAACTGATAGTTGTCAGGAATCGGGGGGTCGCCCGCGTCATTCGTTATCATTTCTATCAGCCGTCTTGCAAGTTTTATGTCCTTTTGCCTTGTTGTCCCGACCTCAATATAGTTATTCACGAATCCCGTCATGTCGTTCAGCACCCCGGCATAATCCGCTTCTAAACGTGACAGGAACGCCGAAACCACAGCCTCGTCTGCAAACTGCAAATCCAGAGGCGTGTTCTCCGCGCACCGTTTGAAATAAGTGGTATAAGTTTTAAATGTTTCGCCTGCTGGCTTCAGATAGTCTGGCTGTACTATCTGAACAAGCCCCAGCAATACGTCCTGCTCATGAAAAGCATCCGACGCGCTTTGGGTACGTTGGCGGCGTGTGGCTGTAGATTTCTTTGACTCTAATATCTGAATGAGGAGGGTGCCGCCGCAAAGAACCGGATATGCAGTATTGTTCACGTTTTTGCCTCCGTATATAACTTTTAACCTTATTAACGCTATTAACCTTATCATTAATGGACATTAATCATATCAACATTTGGATAGCTCCTGTGAGAAATCGCAGGAGCGTTTTTTGTTGCCTTCAGAACGGCGTGTTTGATGAAATTGTTTTTCGAATAATTCATATCAAATCACACTAATTCAGTTTATCACACATTAACTCAAAATTCAATAATGTAATGGTAAATTTTACATCCAACAACAAATTTCCTCCCTGCGATTGCTCACGCAATTCAAATCACAGGAGGAAATCTAATGAAAGACCAAGCAAATCAAAGCCCAGACCGCGAGTACAAGGTCTACATACCCAGTACCCACCAGTTCGTCCCGGTGACAAAGGAATTCTACTACGAATACTATCGCCCTATCTGGCGCACCCAGAAGGAAGCCCAGAAGAACGGTCAGTGCATGTGCCCAAGAAGCAAGTTATGGCGCTGCGACGGCTGCTGCCTCGACTGCCCGTATCACTCTTCCGGAAAAGTATGGTCGCTTGAGTATGAGCAGGAGCTCATGGGGGACAAGCATGAAGACCCCAGCGCCGACATTGAATCAATCGTGACCGACAAAATCGTACTGCAACAGCTTATTAAGCGGCTGGACAAGCTGTTTCCGGAAGCCCTCCGTATTGGTGAGCTTCGCATGGAGGGAATGTCAGACCGCGACATCGCCGACCTTGTAGGAATACCCCGAAGCACCTTCAGGTCGCGTCTTGAAAAGGTTGAAGCCTTGCTCCGTGAGGAGTACGGCGACATCATCTAATTACAGAAATCTCCGGCCGCCCAAATACGGTGGTCGGAGATTTTTTCAAAAAAGTTTTTCAGATTTTCGTCCAAACAGGCCTTTTCGTTCCAGTGAGTTGTGAAAGCGATACACAACCGGCTTTCAGAACGGAGGTGAAACGAATGTATCAGTCCCAAACAAAATCCCAGAGCTGCACTGCAGACGAAGAACTCGTCGATGTTCTAACCGCAATCAGCGTCGTATCCATGCGACTGGCAAGAAAACTGACCTTGCTGTCCACACAGAGTCAATCTATGAAAGGAGAAAAAACAGATGAGCAAAATAAGCGAAATGGCCGCAATCATCGAAGACCTGCGCAGTGCCGCTGTCGCTATTAATGAAGCCGCCAATTGGCTTGAAGAGCAGTTCAGCGGCGACGAACCTGTACCTGAAGAAACAGTTTCCTCCGAGCCTGTACTTACGCTTGAAGCGGTCAGAGCAGTCCTTGCGGACAAGTCCCGTGCGGGTTTCACCGCTCAGATTCGCTCTCTGCTCCAGAAGTACGGTGCCAATAAGTTATCTGAAATTGACCCTACCCGGTATGGGGGGTTACTTGCCGATGTGGAGGGACTGAACGATGCCACCTAAAGGACACGCACTTCTCTCCGCCTCCAGCTCCGAGCGTTGGTTACATTGTCCTCCTTCAGCTCGCCTCTGCGAGAGCTATGACGACAAGGGCAGCGATTACGCCGCCGAAGGCACCGACGCCCATACGCTCTGTGAATATAAGCTTCGCCGGGCGCTGGGTATGGAGGCCGAAGACCCAACTGAAAACCTTACCTGGTTTAATGAGGAAATGGACGACTGCGCCACCGGCTATGCCACCTATGTTCTCGAACAGGTGGAGGCTGCTAAGCAAACCTGCTGCGATCCTGTTGTCATGATCGAGCAGCGTGTCGACTTCTCCCGCTGGGTAGCGTCCGGCTTCGGTACCGCAGATTGCCTTATCATTGCAGACGGCACCCTGAAAATCATCGACTACAAGCATGGGCGCGGAATCATGGTCAATGCAACCGAAAACCCACAAATGCAGTGCTACGCTCTCGGTGCTTTGGAGCTGTTTGACGGAATCTACGACATTGATACCGTTCGCATGACCATTTATCAGCCACGCCGCGATAACATCAGCACTTATGAGCTCACAAAGGATGAGCTTTACCACTGGGCCGTCGAGGTACTAAAACCCACAGCCGACCTTGCTTTTGCTGGTGACGGGAACTTCCTCTGCGGCGAATGGTGTGGTTTCTGTAAGGCAAAGCACGACTGCCGTGCCAGAGCTGACGCCAATATGGAGCTTGCCCGTTATGACTTCAAGCTGCCGCCGCTGCTTACAGACGAGGACATTGAAGATATCCTCTCAAAGGTTGATGACCTTGTCGCTTGGGCGGCGGATATCAAGGAATACGCATTGCAGCAGGCAATCAGCGGCAAAGACTGGACCGGATATAAGCTGGTCGAAGGACGTTCCAACCGCAGATACACCAATGAGACGGTAGTTGCCGACGCAGTCAGTAGGGCTGGTTTTGACCCATACGAAAGCAAGATTCTCGGTGTCACTGCCATGCAGAAGCTGCTCGGTAAATCCCGCTTTGATGAACTTCTCGCGGCCTACATTGAAAAACCGCAAGGTAAACCCACGCTCGTGCCGGAGAGCGATAAACGCCCGGCTATGAACACAGCCAAAAATGATTTTATGGAGGAAAACGATTATGAATAACAACACAAACAAAGTAAACAACCCGCTGAAGGTTATCACCGGTCCCGACATCCGATGGAGCTATGCAAACGTCTGGGAGGCCAAGAGTATAAACGGCGGTACGCCAAAGTTTTCTGTCAGCCTTATCGTTCCCAAGTCTGACACCAAGACCGTCGCCAAAATCAAGGGCGCTATTGAAGCAGCCTACCACGACGGCGAGTCCAAGCTGAAAGGCAACGGCAAGTCTGTGCCTCCGCTGGCAGCACTCAAAATTCCTCTCAGGGACGGAGATTCTGAGCGTCCTGACGATCCCGCTTATGCCAATGCTTACTTCATCAACGCCAACTCTGCCACCGCTCCCGGTATTGTCGATGCTGACCGCAATCCTATTCTGACCCGTTCCGAGGTTTACTCCGGCGTGTACGGCAGGGCAAGCATCAGCTTCTATGCCTTTAATAGCAATGGAAACAAGGGTATCGCATGTGGCTTGAACAACTTGCAGAAGGTACGAGACGGCGAGCCTCTCGGTGGCAAAGTCAGTGCTGAGTCCGATTTCGCAACAGACGATGACGAGGACTTCCTTTCCTAATACATCTAGTCCCATGGGTGGTGGGCTTCGTGCCTACCACCCTATATGGGTTTCTGAAAGGACGGTTGCCTATGAAAACACTCAGTATAGATATTGAAACCTATAGCAGCGTCAATCTCGCAAAATCAGGTGTTTACCACTATGTCGAGTCACCGGACTTTGAGATTCTTCTGTTCGGTTATTCTGTAGATGGTGGTTCTGTTCAGGTCGTTGGCCTCGCCTGCGGCGAGAAAATACCGTCAGAAGTGATAGACGCGCTCACGGATGAAACGGTGACTAAATGGGCCTTCAATGCAAACTTTGAGCGGGTCTGCCTGTCTCGCTTTCTTGGACTGCCGACCGGCGAGTATCTCGACCCTGTTTCATGGAAGTGCTCCATGATATGGGCGGCTACAATGGGGCTGCCACTTTCGCTGGAAGGTGTCGGTTCGGTGCTCAAGCTGGATAAGCAGAAGCTCACCGAGGGAAAAGACCTCATTAAATACTTCTGCCAGCCTTGTGCTCCGACGAAATCCAACGATCAGCGCTCCCGAAATTACCCGTACCACGCGCCGGACAAGTGGTCTGCGTTCAAAAAATATAACGCCCGTGATGTGGAAACAGAGATGTCCATACAGGCCAAGCTCGCCAAGTTTCCGGTGCCAGACAGTGTCTGGGATGAATATCACCTCGACCAAGAGATAAATGACCGAGGCGTTGCGCTGGATATGACGCTGGTGCAGGAGGCCATTGCTATGGACGGTCGTTCCCGTTCTGAACTCACCACTGCCATGAAATCGCTGACTGAGCTGGATAATCCAAATTCGGTACAGCAAATGAAGCAGTGGCTTGCCGATAACGGCATGGAGACCGATACGCTTGGCAAAAAGGCAGTCATCGAGTTGCTGAAAACGGCACCACCGGAACTTGCAGATGTTCTCTCCCTCCGTCAGCAACTCGCCAAATCGTCGGTACGAAAATATCAGGCGATGCAAAATGCAGTCTGCTCCGATGGTCGCGCCCGTGGGATGTTTCAGTTTTGTGGAGCCAATCGCACAGGTCGCTGGGCAGGCAGGCTTATACAGATGCAAAACCTGCCGCAGAACCATTTGGAGGATTTAGCTGAAGCCCGCTCCCTTGTTCGCTGCGGCGACTTTGATGCGCTGGAAATGCTCTACGAGGATGTGCCGGACACGCTGTCGCAACTCATCCGGACAGCATTTGTTCCAAGAACCGATGCGAAGTTCATCGTTTCCGACTTCAGCGCCATCGAAGCCCGAGTGATCGCATGGCTCGCCGGTGAACAGTGGCGGCAGGACGTATTTGCCAAAGGCGGCGACATCTACTGCGCCTCAGCCAGTCAGATGTTCAAGGTGCCGGTTGAGAAACATGGTGTCAATGGCCATCTGCGCCAGAAAGGCAAAATCGCCGAACTTGCCCTCGGTTATGGTGGCTCAGTTGGTGCGCTCAAGGCAATGGGTGCTCTTGAAATGGGGCTTGCTGAAGATGAGCTCCCTCCGCTCGTTGATGCATGGCGGCAGTCCAATCCGCGCATCGTGAAATTCTGGTGGGACGTTGACCGCGCCGCCATGGAGGCCGTTCGCAACAAGCATACCAACGAAACCCATGGCATTGTCTTCACCTGCCAGAGCGGGATGCTGTTCATCACACTTCCGTCTGGTAGGCAGCTTGCCTATGTAAAGCCGCGCATCGGTGAGAACAAGTTCGGCGGCAGTTGCATTACTTACGAAGGTGTCGGCGGTACAAAAAAGTGGGAACGGCTGGATTCTTATGGACCGAAATTTGTGGAAAATATCGTTCAAGCCACGGCCCGCGACATACTTTGTTACGCCATGCAGACGCTCCGGTGCTGTTCCATTGTCATGCATATCCACGACGAAGTTGTCATTGAAGCCAATCCACGCATGTCGCTGGATGCTGTCTGCCAGCAGATGGGTCGGACTCCGCCATGGGCAAAAGGGCTGCTACTCCGTGCCGATGGCTACGAGACAGATTTTTATAAAAAAGATTAAAGGGTTTCGTCCAAAGTGGGCTTTTTGTTCCAGTGAGATTTAGAGGTGGGCAAAAAGTCCGCCGTGAAAGGAGTGTTCCAAATGAGTATAGACAAATACAACAATGAGGGCTATTACGACCCAACTGCCTATGAAGCAATGTCCATTATTGAAAAAGAGGAACGGGCGCTTCGAGCATTCCGGCCTATCATATATATTTGCTCTCCATTTTCAGGAGATGTGGAAGGTAACGTGAAGGCCGCGCAGGACTACAGCCGATATGCCGTGGACAATGGCTACATTCCCGTCGCACCGCACCTGCTGTTCCCACAGTTTCTAAACGATGATAATCCCGCCGAGCGCAAGCTTGGGTTGTTCTTTGGAAACGCCCTGATGAGCAAATGCTCAGAGGTATGGGTGTTCGGCAGCATTATCTCGGCCGGTATGGAGGCTGAAATCAAAAGGGCCAAGTGGAAGAACTACCGTTTGCGCTACTTTACCGAAAACTGCGAGGAGGTGCAGGTTTGATGTTCACCATTTATCATTCTGATTTTATTGGCAACCCCGGCAATTGCTCCTATCCTCACAAGGTGGAAATTACCGATTCAGCATCCCTGGCCGCTGCGGTCGGTCGAGACTATGTGTGCGCAGAGTACAAAAACAACTATCGAAACGGCGATAACTTCATAGGCAGCGACTGCCTGCCGGTGGACTGTGATAACGACCACTCGGAAAACCCTGAAGATTGGATGCTGCCAGCCGATGTTATGGAGGCATTTCCCGGCGTGACCTTTGCCGTTCACTACAGCCGGTCCAATATGCGCGAAAAGAACGGCAAACCAGCCCGGCCGAAGTTTCACGTTCTTTTTCCCATCGACCACATAGCAGACGCAACTTGCTACAGCGATATGAAAAAGCTGGCCAACGCCATATTCCCGTATTTTGACACCAAGGCACTGGATGCTGCTCGTTTTTTCTTCGGTACCAATTCGCCAGAGGTGGAGATTTACGAAGGCAGTATGAACTTAA